ATGAAATAATTGTGAATTTCCTCACAAATTTGCTGAAGCACGGTCTCCCTCCTCCTTAATTGGTCTTCTTACGCCCACGAGTGGCTTTTTTCGGCTCCGCAGGTTCATCAACGGAAGTTTCCCTATTCGGAATTGCAAGTGGGTAAATCAGCGCAAAACCAGCCTTATTTTGCGTGCCACTCAATTCGGCAATCCTCTCAGCGGAAACTTCACGCCCATCATGAGGATATTTTTCACCATCCCTGTATAGGTGGTTATCCTCAAGATCAATCCACGTTGCGATGCTCTTGTACATTAGGCTCTTGGCGGCGTTTCAACCGCAGTTGCGATGTACAGGCTGTCAGGCTTATAAAGCACGGGCATAAACAGGGTAGAAGCCTTAGTCCACAGAACAGTAGGATCGTGTTCAGACCACTGGCTGATGTAGACATAAGGACTTTCGCTACTTCCGGTGACGTTGTTGTTCTGCTCAACGCCAGCGTCAGCTTCCGGGGGATCGCCCCACAGACCATCACCCAGCTTAGTGCCGCCGTTAGGAGCCGCAAAGAACGTAATGCCGAGTTCCGGGAAATACCTCTTAGCGGTAATATGCGGACGTCCGTTAACAACGGCACCGGGAACGCCGTAAGTAGCGTCATTCACGATGATGTTAGACAGACCATATTCCTCGGTAAGATAGGCTTTCAGATCAGCGTTAGACAGAAGCACGCCTACCATGTTGTTTCCGTTAACGGCTTTCTGAATAACTGCGCTCTTGCGGAACTTATTCAGCGTGGCACGGCTGGTCATGAAACCGTTCAGCACGTTACCGCCGTTCCGAGCGGTCTGAACCAACGCTTCCAGCTGTTCATCAACAGGAGCAGAAGCGCCAACGCCGAAATCAATCGTAAGACCGATCTGATCAGCGGGAACGCCATAATCTACCGTCAGGTCAAGATTGTTTTCCTTGATTGTAACCTTACCAGTAGCCATCAGTTCATTCTTAGCAACCTTAGTCCGGGTAATAACCTGCTCCGCAAGCCGGATGCCATCATTGATAACGTAATCGTACAGATCATCGTTCTGCACGCCAGCATGGAGAAGAGCACGCATACGTTCGGACTGATCAATTTTTACCTTGATCAGACCCTTCTCAATGTTGTGGGAGTCAACAGGAATGCGGAAGGTTTTCTGCGCTTCAGTATCGAAGCCATGGAACTGCGCCATCAGCGGAACCTGATATTCAGCGGCGATAGTCTCCCAGTACGCCACCAAATTCGTGGTCTTCACATCGCCGAAAAGCTGGTCGATGGGATTGTCCGGGCGATTCACTACGAACGGGATGTCAAGCCATTCCTGCCGGGGAATAAGACCCATCACGTTATTTTCAAAACGAGGCATAGTTTTTTCTCCTTTCTTCTCAAATTACGCCTTAGCGGTCACGGTAGCGGAACCGTAGGCAATCGCCTGACCAACGGCATTTACGGCAACCAGTGCCAGCTTCTTGTCAGTTGCCGCCGTGATATCAGCGCTACCATTCCAAGCAGTCCAGCCAGAGCCAATAACTTCGCCGGGAGTAACGGTAGCCGCAGTATCGCCAACCTTGTATTTCCAACCTTCGCCGGATTTCAGCGTATAACCGCTAACGGTCAGCGCAGTATCGCCAACAGCCGTGCCTGCCGCAGAAACAATGGTCAAAGAAATCAGTTCCGCAATTGAAAAATCAGGACGGGCAATAGCCGGAGCCGCACTGATGAAAGTAATGCCCGGCAGAACCGCCTTAGCAGAACTCTGAACAGAAGCAGGAAGCCTATCTTCATAAACAACGCCTTCCGTTACCAGAGAACCGGGCATGTTTCCGGTAGAAACGTCAACATCCTCGTAGAGAATCCCCTTTGCGTTCCCGTCATTAGACGGAACAACCGCACCAGCGGGAACGTACTTACTTCCGTCCGTTTTCGTGACTACCTGAGCGTGATTCTGCGCCACTTCGCAAGTTTCACGCCGACAATCGCCGGACGCAAGAAACCAACCCGGCTGATAGAGAATATTCAGAGGATCGTGCTGAATGAAACTCATATTTGTTTACTCCTTCCCGGCATCTTCAACTTTGATGCCTTGCTGTTTTAGGTGATTTAGGTAAAGTTCCCTTGCTCTGCTTTCACCAGAACCGTTGTTGCCGGACGGAGGATTGCCTACCTGCTGTTTCTTCTGCACGGTAGTGACTTTGTATTCGCTCCATTCTTCGCCGATCGCTTTCTTTAGCGCATCAACGTTTTCCAGCTTTCCGTCTTTATCCAGCGTAATCTTTGAGAAGTCCGTCAAGCGTACAACATCCTTGATATGCTTCTCGTTAATCTGCTCGTCTGCGAGTAGCTTGCTGTAAGCGGATTGCTTCTGCGCCAGCGTTTCCTTTTCATTCACGCTGGTCTTGAACGTTTCAAAGTCGTTGTGTTCCTTTTCGTACTTAGCTTTCCAATCCTCGCCACCCTTGATCGTGTCCAACTCCTTCTGAACACTTTCCAGCTTTTCGGAATCCGCTTTCAGCCTACTGTTCTCGCTGGTGAGATTATCAATCTTTTCTTTGAGTTTGTCTTTCTCACCCAAGTACAGACTGATCAGCTTGTTTTCAATTTCTTCCGTGTGTGCATCGCCAAGGATAGCCCTAACTTCCGGTCTGGTGAATCCCATGATTTTTCCTCCCATTTCTTCGGTGGCATTTCTTCGCCACTACGGAGTTGTATTATGAGCGGTAACTTTGCTCTGTGTAAATTATGGCATAATTATTTGTTAAGAGCAACGTGGGTGTTTCGCAAAAAGCTGAAAAATAAAAAGCGTGCCATACGACACGCTAATGATTTAGGCATTTTTGAACTCTTTCCTGACAATTTCCTTGTATTCTTCTACGTGCTCCTCTATTGCTGGCTTCAAAAAAGGCTTTCCGTCAACATGGCTTGCAACAAGCCTCTTACCTATAGCCGGAACATATCTGCCAACCTCTTGATCGTGACCTAATTCAACAAACGGAGCATAGGAAACGTTAGTCCCCACGAGCATTGTATCCGCTTCACTGGTGCTTCTCTGATGCGTGATACTGCCTTTCAATCGTCCAGTTTTAACCGGGCATTTCTTTTTCGCATAGGTTTCAGCTGTGCCGCCCATTTTTTCCAATGCCCGTTCAGCCGCCGTTGCCGCCGCTGAAATTACTTCCGGCACTCGTGATTGAAAGTCAAATGACCATTGTCTATTGTCTGCCATTTCTGCCGCCGCCTTTCTTCTTTGTCTCTTTAGGAGCAAGCGGTTTTACTGAATCCTTAGGCATCATCTTGACTTCACACGGCTTCAACTCGCTTTCTTTTAGCCAACGCTTTACAATATCAACCGCCACTTTCAACCACCTCCAAGTAAACATGAAGCGTACCGTCATCGGTTTCCTCTATATGCGTCGGCATAAATTCAGCTTCTCTTGAAACGATAACCTCATCTTGCCCTAAGCCTATAAATCTGTCAACATCAACCGCTAAATCACTCTCCGGCATTTCTGTATGGAAAACAATAGCGTACCGTTCCGAATCGTCAAAGTCCAGACCGCCCATTTCATTCGCTTTCTTTGAAAATTCTTCCGCTACCGCAGGATTAGATGACCAGCTTGATGTGCCTAACATATTAACAACTGGAACCTCGCCGGAATAATCTTCAGAAGCCATGTTCCTATACATATCATACGTTTTCTGGTCAGCCATAATTCCCCTATGCAAATCGCCAGTGTAATGGTAGTTGCTCTCCTTGATTATTCTTTCAATCAGCTTGGCTTCTTCCGTTTCGTACCCTAACTGTTGCGCCATTCGAATGTCATACGCTTCACCGCCGCCCCAGTCAAACAAAGCATTCCCTACCTTTCGAAGCGGCACATCCATATCACCAAACATCGCTTCAAATGCTTCAGTTTCAGAAAGGCTACTCAAATCAACACGCTCCGGCTCACGTTCCGACTCCGCAATCTGTTCAGCACGCCTTTCCTCTACCCATTCCTCAAAATCTTCTTCCTCGTCCTCAAGGCTCATTTCTTCTTCCTGCCAATCAGCAGGTGGGTCAGGGTATTCATAGCCTAAAGCGCAACGGCAGTTCCATACGTTCTCGTCACTCGCCGCAGGATCGCCGGGATACATAATCTCGCCTAAGATGCTGTCAAACGGCTGGTCTATTTCCGCTGTTTGCCCATCAAGTTCTTCATGCGCTTCACGGGTGCGGTCATCGCCAACGGCAAGCCAAACCTTCTTGCAATAAATCCCTCGTTTCTTGCTATCATGCATCGCCTGTAATCTGCCAGCGTTCTGAGCGCAAGTCATCGCCGTTCTTGCATAACGAACCATCGCTTTCATGTCCGTTGACGCTGTGTCCCTTGCGATTCTATCCGCTATCTTCTTTATGGACTCGCCTTGCAGGATGCCTTGCGTAATGCAATTTGAAATTACCTTGCGGTTCCACGCTTCACAGGCTTTACCGTCAACAAACCGCCTTCGCATTAGTTCCGGCTCTTGTTCTATTAGTCCTTTCACGGTTGTTTCATCGTAAAGGCTAAAATTCACACCAAAGCCGTTGTCCTTGTCGATGCGGTACTCAATGTAATTCGTGTTGTCAGCAAAGCATTCCAGCTGACCACCATTCACGATTTCAACCGCCTGACGCTCCGTGTCCACAAGGCTACGAGCCATCTGATCCACTTTCGACTGCCATTGTTTGCCGATAAACACCTGCCCGGATTTCCATCGGTCGAGGTATTCCTGCGTCTTTTTCCCGGCTTGCACCTCAGCAAGCAACCTTTTTTCCGTTGCTTGGTATTTCTTAGTGTGTTCCTCAGCCTTCTTCTGCAAGTCTTTCGCCGCTTCTGTGTATGCCGCTAACAGTCGCTTATTGATCTCATCAACACGCTCGTCTGTTAGTTTCTGCCCAAGATCAGGCATAAATTATACCTCCTGATCCTCATTCTCTTCCTCGTTTTTTTCCTGCGTTATATCTTGAAGAATAATCCTTCCGGCGGTTTCCTTGTCTTTCCGCTGAATAATCCCTTCAACCTCGTCAACGGTAATAAACGGCAAATGCTTCAGCACCGTTTCATCATCAAGATAATTAGCGGCGAGCATAGTCATCTGCGTTTCTTCCATGGCATTAGAAATCCTATTCCTGTGGAAAACAGGGTAGTCCTCAATCCCTATCAGTTCAAGGATTTGCTGAATAAATTCATTGACCTGATACTCAAAGTCATCCGCTTCTTCATCCATTGTCTGATATGCCGCCCTAATCTCTGTAGCCGTGATATTGGCTCCTGCGCCAATTGACTTCACATCGAGCGCTCCGAAATCGCTATAAATGCAATCC